ATTCTTTACGGTGACCTAGACAACGCTCTTATGGATGTTGTTGAAGGTGGCAAGAACTCCTTTACTGGTGTTGACACATTTACACGTACCGTTAACTTTGCACGCAAGAACAATGTTCGCACAGCAGAGCTAAGTTACAACCTACCAAAAGGTAAGTTTGCTCGTGCTAAAGGTGCTAAGGCTTATACAACTATGGCACCACTTGCTAACGAAGCAACTCAGGTTGCTTGGGCAATGCGTATTGGGTACTATGCAAACGACAAACTTGGCGGTATTGCAGTTGCTAACCTATCAGATGATGCAGATGAGGCAGCAGATGCAATCCTTAAGATTGCAACTTGGCTTAATGACCCAGCAAATGCCAAGCAAGCTGCAGCATTTCGTATGGAAGAGCGTGGCATCAGTACTGAAGAACACGCCAAGCGCATCTATGATGCAGCAAAACAACTCTTTGTAAAGAAGGATGGCAAGATCAATCAAGACTTGCTATCTAAGGTACGTACTCTTGACCCTGAAACTGGCGAATACCGCATCACTGGTAAGTTAGGTCTTGATGATCTACCTAAGAACATTGATGATGTACCAGAGTATATCGTTGGACCACAGTTAGTTCCTATCTCTGATACTGGAAACTACACCACATCCATTATGGAATGGGGTTGGGACTGGTTAGGTGAGGCTAACGCACGTTTGTCTCGTGAACCTATGGTTCTATCTGAGATGATTAAGATGCGTAAGCAGTTTGATGAGTCTGGATTTGAAAAGGCTTTCATTGCTTCATATCAAAGAGGTATCACAGATCCAGCAGCACTTGCTAAGGCAGAGTTAAATGCTCGCACAAAGCTAGCAGAAATTGTAGAAGACCGAGCACGCTTGCAGACATTGGCATACGTTGACAATCCTGCAGTGCAGACACAGTTGGCTTTCTCAATTCGTAACTTTGCACGCTTCTATCGTGCTACTGAAGACTTCTATCGCCGTATGTACCGCGTTGTGCGCTACAACCCAGAGGCAATTGTCAAGGCAAGCCTTACTTATGAGGGTGTAACCCACTCAGGTTGGGTACAACAAGACGATCAGGGTGAACCATACTTCATCTATCCTGGTACACAGTATGTTTACAAGGCTGTTCAGGGTGCAATGCAAGCACTAGGTGTACCAGCAGAGTTTAAGACACCGTTTCCGGTGGAGTTTGGCGCTAAGTTGAAGATGATTACACCATCTTTGAACCCAGAGTCTGCAGTTCCTACACTTGCAGGACCGTTATCTGGTTTCTCAATCAAGGTTGCATCAAACCTTGTAGGTATCTTCAGCCCAGGTGCAGCAGATACCATCACAACTACACTTTTGGGTAAGTATGCAGAAGACCAACCAATGGTTTCAGCGTTCTTACCAGCACACGTTAACCGTATCTATTCAGCAATGAATACAGATGAACGTGATGGTCAGTACGCATCAGCTATGCGTAAGGCTATGACATATCTTGAAGCAGGTGGACACGGACTTGTACAGAAGTACGAGACAGTTGATGGACAAGAAGTACCAATCCCATTCAGCGCAGCTGAACTAGAGGATTACCGAATCCGTCTAAAGAACACCACACTAGGTATCCTAGGTATGCGTGTTGTTTATGGCTTTACTGCACCTGCTACAGCGCAGGTTCAACTTAAGTCTGAGATGGCTGACTGGGTACGTGACAATGGTGAAGCATCATTCAAGCAAACCTGGTACGGACTGCTAGATAAGTACGGTGATTACGATACGGCAATGACTGAATGGGTAAAGCGTTACCCAGATCAAATGCCATTTACTGTCTCTGAATCAGACCGTTCGACAGTTGCATACTTCCGTTATGCACAAGAATCTGGTGACTTTGTTGACAAAAATGAATCACTATTCAAGTCTTATCCACAGGGTGCAGCGTTCCTGATTCCTCACAAGGCTGGTTATTCTTGGGATGCTTACAAGACTATGACTGATATGGGTCTTCGTAAGAACAAGACAGTATCTGACTTTATGCGTGAAGTACAGACTGCAGCAGATATGCAGACTTACTACGAAAAGAAGAACGCATACGAAGAAAACCTCAAGTCTGTAGGTACAGATTTCGAGCGTTCACAACTTCGCAAAGAGTTCACAGACTGGGCAACAGTATTCAAAGCAGGACGTCCATTGGTTCAAGAAGAACTAGCACAGGGTGGCAAGAAGGCTATTGAGCGTATGAAGGCACTCAATGACCTACAAAAGATGCTTGATGAAAAGGCTGCATACAAGGCAGCGCCTGATACAGCGAAGAAGTTGCGTCAGATGATGGACCTTTACAATTCATACAAGGCAGCTAAGGACCAGTTTGAAGGTATTGGCGGTAGCCAGTTCCTTATTACTATGAACAAAGAAGAGACCATTATCAAGATGCGTGAACTTTCACAATACAACGAGAACACACTGAGTGCATACAACGTACTCTTTGGTAGATTGTTAGGAGACTAAATTGTCACAGAACGTATTTGACTACCAGTACCGTCCAGCTCCTAAGCCACAATCTACAGAGACAAACAGTTCAGGCACTTCTCAATCTGAATACACACAATTTCTTTCAACTATTGCTAAGAACCCTGCTCTTATTACTGGCTACTCAAAGTTACTTAAGTCAGCTGGATACTACAAGGGCAAGATTACTGACAAGTACACACCTGCTTTGCAGAAAGCATTTACTAAGGCTGAAGAAGATCGCCTGTCTATTAGCACAGTGCGCCCTATGGGACGCGATGAGTTTCTACAAGAATCTATTTCTTTAGGTGGTGTAGGTGGATCAGGCGGTGGTTCAGGTGGACCAACATCTGGTGTATCTAAAGCAACTCGTATCTCAAATACGACAGAAGCAGCAGCTCTTATTGAATCAATTATTCAGGATACTCTAGGTCGCAAGGCAACATCTGCTGAACTTAAGAAGTACACAGCATCTTTACAAGCGGCACAAAAGAAGGCACCAACTGTTACAAAGTACACAAGTGCTGGAACAAGTCAGACATCACAAACAACTGGTGGAATTAACGAACAACAGTATCTATTAGACAAGATATCTGGCACAGATGAGGCAAAGGCCAACAAGGTTCTTGGTTTCTATGAAACATTTATGAACGCATTGGGTGGTGGTCGCTAATGGATTTAAGAAAAGAACTTGAAGCCAAGCTAACCGCTCAAAGTAATAAGTACAGCGATGCAGTCAAAAAGATTAGAGCACTAAAAGAGGACCGTAAAAAGGCCAAGACTGACGCTGAGATTAAAAAGATTAACGACGAACTTGCAGTCTTAAATAAGACAGCAAGTGACTTGATGAGAGAGTACAACAGATTAGTTAAACTCCGTAAAGAGGCTAAGAGTTACGATTCTTTAAGCAAGTCAATTAAAGAAAAAGAAGAAGCTCTTGCAAAGGCTAAGGCAAGAGGAGAGGATGTAAAAACTCTCAACGATGAATTGACTAAGGCACGTAATGATAGATCTGACTTGGTACCAAACCTTGGCAATCTTGTATCTGCAACTAAAGCTGATGCTGCTAAAGGTGCAGACAAATTAGAGACATATACCGTTAACATCAACGGAAAGCCTACAAAATTTAAGTGGGATGCAGTCAAAGGAGTATTACTTAAAGAAGACGGTTCTCCGTATACAGGAACTGTTCCTTGGGCTGACCAAACTATTACTTACAAAAATGGTAAAAAGGTTTCATCTACTGCTGTTTCTAAAGATGAAACAAAACCAACAACTGGTGGTACAACAGGTAGAGGCACTACGGGTGGCACAACTGGTGGACGTACCGGTGCAGCAACAGGTGGAGCAACTGGCAAAGAAGTCCCAAGTGGATTTAATGTTGGTACATTCCGTAAGGCTGATGAAGCATCTATGGCTGAAGCTGATGGAAAGACTCCTCCAGGCCCTAAGACACCTCTTGATACTTTACTTGCAAAGACAGACTTCTGGTATGACCTACCTGACTATATCTTTAAGATAGATACCAAACTAGGAGAGTTGCTAGTTGAAGCAGCTAATGGTGGTTGGGATGATGCTAAGTTCTTGGCTAAGGCTAAACTAACTCCTTGGTGGCAGAAGAACGCTGCAACTGTACGCACAAAGATTATTGATCGTGAGAAATACAATGATCTTGTTAAGGCTGGCGAAGATGTTAAGAATACCGAATACGGTATGTACCTTAGCAAGCAAATGCGTGCCGTCAAAGCACAAGCAAAAGAAATTGCAGGTGTTACTCTCACTGATGCTCAGGCACAGTCTGTTGCACAGAAGATTTATGATGGAAACCTAGAGGATGATCCACTAGCAATCAATGCTCTTATCACACCATTTATCGGTCAGGTATCAAGCATTGTTGGTACAGGCACAAAGCAAACTGGTTTTGGTGGACAGGCTTTACAAAACTACCAAACTCTTCAAGGTATTGCTAAGGCTAACGGCTTTAGCCTTAAGGATATCTTGCCAAACATTTCTGCAGTTACTGCAGGTGGAGATCTTGAAACAGCGGTACTACGTAGTCTTGCTAATGGTGACATTGATATCAACCGTGTAGCACAAGATGCTCGTATGCTTGCAGCACAAGGTCAGCCAAAGTATGTACGCGACTTGCTTGGTCAAGGCTATGACCTAGAGGCAATCTATGCACCGTACCGTAAAACTATGGCAACCGAACTTGAACTAGATCCAAATGCAATTGATCTTAATGACAGCACTCTTCGTATGGCTATTAGCGATAAGGGAGATATGAACTTGTACGACTTCAAGAAGGCCCTTCGTCAAGACAGTCGTTGGCAGTACACAGGTACAGCTAAAGAAGAAGTTTCCGATGCAGCACTTAAGGTCCTTCGTGACTTTGGATTCCAGGGGTAATAATGTTTAACTTTAATCCAGATATAATGCAACTTGATGATGGCGCTACTGGCGCACCACGAGTTACTGGTCCAGGTAATGCACCGGTCACAGAAGAAGAACTTGCAAAGATATTAGAAGAAGAAAATAAAAAGTACGATCCAGTAACTGGTATGCCTTTAGACCTTCTTGCGAGTGATATCCCAGAAATTCGTCAATCTTTTACTAAGACAGGTTTTACACCTGGTCCATATCCTAAAGAGTTTGAGAAATTCTTTGGTCCAGCAGATCCTAATTTGCTTGGATACAAAATTATTACTAATGCTGACGGAAGCCAGCAACTAGAAATTCAAACAGGACCTAACTCAAGTCAAACATTTGGTGCTCCAATTAAGGTTGGCGCAAATGGAACAGTATCTCCATTTGTTGGAAAAACTTTAACAACTCCGACAAATACAACAGGATTAAAAACTGCAGAACAGATTGCAGCAGATGCTGCCAAGGCACAAGCTCAAGGTGAGCGTCAATCTGCATATGACTTGCTTTATTCACAGTTTAAGTTGTATGGACTTGAGGCTCTAGTAGAACCACTTAAGGGTTTAGTTGTTTCAGGTGCATCACCTTCAGAATTTACAATTAAACTACGAGAGACAGATGCTTACAAGAAGCGCTTTGCTGCTAACCAATCACGTATTCAAAAGGGACTTAAGGCTATTTCGGAAGCAGAGTACCTAGGTCTTGAGGACCAGTACCAGAACATTATGCGTAACTATGGATTACCTGCAGAGTATTACACACGTGGCGATATGGGAGTCCAAGAAGGATTCAATAAGTTTATTGCCAATGATGTATCTGCAGCAGAGTTAGAAGATCGCGTTATGACTGCACAAAGTCGAGTGCTTAATGCTAACCCAGAGGTGCTTGCATCTCTTAAGGCGTTCTATCCAGATATTACTAATGGCGACATCTTGGCTTATACACTTGATCCTACTAAGGGTCTAACAGATATTAAGCGTAAGGTAACTGCAGCTGAAATCGGTGGTGCTGCTACTCAAGCAGGACTAGGAATCACTGGTACTCGTGCTGGTGAACTAACTGCAGCAGGTATTACAAAGGCGCAAGCACAGCAAGGCTTCCAGACAGTTGCAGAAGTTGCACCTCGTGGTGGACAACTAGCAGAGATTTACAAGCAGAACCCATACACACAGACAACAGCAGAGGCTGAAGTCTTTGGACTTGCTGGTTCAGCAGAGGCTGCAAGACAGCGCAAGAAATTAACATCACTAGAAACTGCCGCATTTGGTGGCAGTGCCGGTGCTGGTGCAATAGCACGAGACAGAGCCGGAGTACTATAAAGCCTGCCACTAGAACGACTGGCCTAGTGGAGCGATAACAAGACCAGGAGTAGGAGCCATACCGTTTCCCCAAACGAATATGAGGCCTGCGCCAACAACTAATAGGGAGAAGGACCACTATGTCCAATTACGACTACGAGGATGATGACGACTTCACAATGGATGACTCATCAAACGATCTAGTAAAGCAACTACGCAAAGCGTCTAAGCAGAAGGACAAAGAACTACAAGAGCTTCGTGCTCAGTTCGATGGACTTAACAAAGCGCAGCGCGAACGAGCAATAAAGGATGCCCTCGCAAGTCGCGGGGTAAACAGCAAAATTGCTTCATTTATCCCACAGGATATAGACCCAACTGAAGAGTCTGTATCTAAATGGCTTGAAGACTATGCCGATGTTTTCGGTATTGAAACAAGCCAAACCCAGGCAACACCTAATGTTAATCCAAACGATGCTGCAGCATATAAGCGTATGACTAACTCCGCAGACTCTGGTGTTTCACCAGAACACAACGGAGATATTATGCAAAAACTAATGAATGCAAACAGCAAAGAAGAACTGGATGAAGTCATTAGATTGTCTGGACTCTAATCCGATCCTAACGAAAGGCTAGACTAGAAATGGCAACCCCACAAGGTACCCCTACTAGTACTGGTAACATCACCGCACTTGTGCAGGCAGCATACGATCAGTATGTAAGAATGGCGCTTCGCTCTATTCCTGTTATGCGTTCACTTGCAGATGTTAAGCCAGTACAGCAAGCAATGCCAGGATCATCAGTTGTTTTCTCAATCTACTCAGATTTGGCACAAGCTACTTCTACATTGACAGAAACATCAGATGTATCAAGCATTGCTCTAGGTAACCCATCACAGGTTACAGTAACACTGAACGAATACGGCTCAGCAGTTACAACAACAAAGAAGTTAAACCTAACTTCATTCAACGACGTTGATTCAGCACTTGCTGACATCATCGCGTACAACGCAGCAGATTCTATCGACAACGTTGTAGGTCAGGTCCTCTC